TTTATTATTGGAAGCCGGAAAAAGTTTTATGATGGGAGCTCCAAACGATGGAATTGGAATTTCAGACGCTAATGCAAATTTAGTCACAGATTTAGTTGATTTGGAGAGTCTTGTAATATTTACAGGAAGTGATGCTATAGATGTAGAAATATTTGTAGCGAGTGTATAGGAGTAGTTGATGTCAAGAACGAGTCCATTTTTTATACCACAAAAAGAAGTTAATCTTATCAATGATATGAATGAAGAGTTGATTGATGAGATTGTTGGTCAATCCGTTGATGTCTATAAAGTTAATATAGATAATACGGAGGAAAACATTTATGGTGAATCAACAGCTAAATATTATGACATAGGATTCAGAGTAAATTGTTTACTATTATATAATGAGCCAGAAATTATACAAGATGAATTTGGTCCTGATTATAGAGGTGATATTGAAATGTATTTTCAAAGGGAAAATCTATCAAGCGGTTCATTAAATTTTTATCCAGAAGTAGGTGATATTGTGAATTGGAATGACCAATATTGGGAAATAAACTCTGTTGTTGAACCACAATTAATCGCTGGACATCAGAATTATAAACATTCAATAAATGCGAAAGCACATAGAAGTAAATTATCATCATTACAAATTGAAGAGAGAACAAGATAATGGCGGTTCAACAAATTATAGGAAAAAGAATTGTGAAGTATGATACTTCTAATCCTAACTATAAAGAAAAACCCAAACCTAAACAAGAGGTAAGTGGTAATGTCGTGGAAGATGAAGATGTTTATGGTGAAAGAAAACATACCTATACATCTGAACCAAATGGTAATTTAAAAATGGAAGAGTTAATGGGTAAGATGTTAAACAAATTGGACAACATACCCGGTAGTAGTCGAACAGGTACAAAAGCTGTTGAGGTGGATATAAAAAGAGAAATCGCAATTGGTAAAGTTGATACAAGTGCGGTTCAATCACAAGAATTCAAAGGTAAAGTTAAAACTAAAAAAGATAAATTAAGGGCATTGAGAAAACGAAATGGCAATTAAACCAATAACAAACAAACAAGTAGTGTCCACACAAGGTATTAATAGGGCAGAACAAACATCCACTCGTAATACTACTAATAGGTCAGGTAATAGAGCTCAAACCATAACTCCAGGAAATAATTTATCTGATAATTATGCGATAACTTTAAAAGATTTAGACACAGCTATTTTATCACATGTTAAAAATGTAATGAGACCTTCCATTAGTGAAGCTAATGAAGTTATTAAAGTACCTGTATTTTATGGTAATGAAGAAAGGTGGAAGTCATTTAGAAAAAGAGGAGTATTAAGAGATAAAAATGGAGCTTTTATTTTACCATTAATTATGATGAAAAGAACAACTGTAGATAGAAGTTCTGAAATGCCCATGAATTTTGAACATGATGTGAAAAGAGAAAACATAGAAGTGATTAGAAATAATCAATGGTCTAAGAAAAATCGATATGATAGATTTACAGTATTGACTGGACAACAACCACAATATGAACAATTAGTAACAACAATGCCAAACTTTGTTAATACAACTTATGAATTCGTATTATGGACAAACTTCATTGAACAAATGAATCCATTGGTTGAATCATTTATGGAACAGAATCATACGTATTGGGGTGATTCGGAGGAGTATAAATTCTTATGTACTTTGGATTCCATATCAGATGCATCAGAGGTAACTCAAGATGGTGAAAGGTTTATTAAGTCAACATTTAGTGTTATGACAAAGGCTTATTTGTTACCTGAAGAAACAAATTCAGTTGTAACAAACAAGGTGTCAAATCTAAAGAAAAACTTGACTGTATCAAGAGTTACATTTGGTGAAGAAAAAACTTTGTAAGAAAAATAATTTTATATATATTTATATACGAAATCAACACGGAGGTTATAGATGTCAGAAGAATCAAAATTAGCTGATAAGTATGAAAAAGCAACACAATTCTCACAAGAGGAATTGGATAAAATAAAAGAAATTCAAAAATCTTATGTAGGTATTCAACAGGCTTTTGGACAATTAGAGGTAAATAAGTTAAGACTTGAACAACAAATAAAAGCATTAGATATTGCTTCAAATAATTTAAAAGAAAAGTTTTCCGAAATACAAGACTCAGAACAAAAACTTATTGAAGAGTTTAATGGTAAATATGGTGATGGAACTCTCGATTTAGAATCTGGTACTTTTACTCCAAATAAATCTTAATATTTGTAAAAAAATATTGTGTTTTGAAATATAATCATATATTTATATATGATATATTGCATACTATATCAATTATAGCAGCTATAAAAATACACTAATAAGATTTAAGTAAGGAGACCAACATGCCATCCAGTGAAAAAGTAATTTCCCCAGGAGTATTTACAAACGAAGTAGACGAAAGTTTTTTACCCGCAGCCGTAGGTGAAATAGGAGCTGCACTTATTGGGCCAACAGTTAAAGGTCCTCCATTGATACCAACCGTTGTGTCAAGTATGTCTGAATTTGAACAAATATTTGGAGGTGCTCAAAAAAGTGGAAGTGATTCTTTTTCATATTTAACATCATTAACAGCTAGAAGTTATTTACAAAATCAAAACAAATTAACTGTTGTTAGAATATTGGACGGTAATTTTTCACAAGCTTTCGCGAATGTTCATACTGGTTATTCTGGTAGTGGATATACTGGTTCTCGTGATATGTCTGTTACTGGTGATAGTACTGGTGGTGGTTCAGCTAACGATAAAGGATATTTAGACACAAATAAACATTCTGCGGCTAGTACTGCTGAATTACCAATTTCATTTAGATTAAATACACAAGGTTATGGTCAAATATTTAATAATTTTCCACATAGACAAGTTTTTTCCAACAAAGAAGATTTAAATTTAACAGGATCTAGTGGACTTTTAATCTCAGGTTCTTCTGACAATATAAGATGGGAAATAACTGGAACAAATGCTAAAAAAGGAACATTCAATCTTTTAATCAGAGCCGGAAACGATACTAATAAAAGAAAACAAATTTTAGAAACATTTAACAATCTTTCATTAGATCCAGAGTCTAATAACTATATTGAAAGAGTTGTTGGAAATTCAAAACCTGTTTTATCAGGAACCAGAACAGAACCATATATCGCGATGAGTGGTTCATTTCCAAATAAATCAAAGTATGTTTATGTTACTAATGTCGCACAAACACCTGAATATTTAGACAATAATGGAAATGTTACTGATAGGTCTGGAAGTACTGTCGGTATTGGTCATTATTCATCATCCTTACCAGCTATTGGTAGTGGTTCGTATTATGGAACATTTATAAGTGGTAGTAGTGGATATGTAGGATTTGATATGTTTGGAAATGTAACAGGCTCTTCAGCTGAAAATGACGCTTCAGCAATTAATGGTGCAATAAATGTTAATTTTTATGAAAACATAGGTGCTCAAACTCAAGGATATTCACCAGCTAATTTAACAGATAAAAATGGTGGAGCTGCATATGCAACAGCTCTTAACTTATTAGCTAATCAAGATGAATACGATATTAATTTATTATTAATGCCTGGTATTATTAGTAATACACATACTGAGGTTGCTACAAAAGCAGTTGATATGGTTGAAGAAAGAGGAGATGTATTTTTACTCTTAGATCCAGTTCTGTATGGTAGTAATTTAACTCAAGCCACTTCTCAAGCGGAAAGTAGAGATTCTAATTTCGCAGCAATGTATTGGCCATGGGTTCAAATACCTGAACCTTCATTGGGTAAAAGTGTTTGGGTCCCACCATCAGTACCTTTATCAGGTGTTTATGGATTCAATGACAAGGTTGCACATCCATGGTTCGCTCCTGCTGGATTGAATCGTGGTGGGTTAGATAATGTCGTAATGGCGGAAAGAAAATTAACACAATCAAATAGAGATGATTTGTATGAATCTAATGTTAATCCAATCGCAACATTTCCTGGACAAGGGGTTTGTGTATGGGGTCAAAAGACTCTACAAAAGAAATCTTCAGCATTAGATAGAGTTAATGTAAGAAGGTTATTAATTAAATTAAAGAAATTTATTGCTTCAACATCAAGATTCTTGGTGTTTGAACAAAATACTGCAAAAACCAGAGGAAGATTTTTGAATATTGTCAACCCTTACATGGAACAAGTTCAATCTAATTCAGGTTTAAATGCATTCAAAGTTGTAATGGATGAATCAAATAACACACCTGATACAATTGATAGAAATCAATTAATCGGACAAATATTTGTTCAACCTACAAGAACGGCTGAATTTATAATATTGGACTTTACAGTTCAACCAAGTGGGGCTACATTCCCTGAATAAAATAGGAGATAATTAATG